GTTATCAAATATTTTTATTAACTCATAATTATTTTCTAATAAACTACCAGTACCAGAACCCTGGCCGCCAAAACCACCGTTGTGATATATTTCTTCCCATTGCTTAGCCGATAAATTTGTGTGGTCCATCTTAGGAAATAAATATTTAGCGTACCACTCTTGTACAGACTCATCAATAGACTGGTGTAAATTATTCAACGTCTATGTTCCTAGTAAGTTTATATTGTTCAAACCCATACGGTAGATCAAAATCTTGAACTGTAGAAAGATTAACAAACGAATTTATAGCGCTGCACATTGCATTACCTTCTACTCTGACGTTATTGGGTTTTACGACAACAGGGGTAATATGTTTATCTTTGAAACCTAACTGTTCAACATACGTAAATTGTTTTGCTTGTTCCATTTGTTCTGTACCTGAAGGCAATTTAAAGGACTCTTGATCGATTTCTCCTTTTTCGTCCCACTCAAAATCCTTAAACTCATTCATATCTTGGTAAACGTATAAAATTTCAAACTTATCATTACCATATTGGTTCTTTAAAATGTCTGAAACTTCAACTAACTGTTGAATATCATAACCTACGGGATTTGCATCATATTGAGCAGCATGACCAGGCCATTTAGACCAATACCAAACATACTTATGACGTACAAACAGCAATCTCCGTTCGTTCTCTTTGATTAACTTAACTAATCTCTTACTACGGCGATTATATATCTCATATGTTGCTTCTTCATTAATTCTATCAGTTTCTTGATTATTTTCATCCTGATAGTAGATGACATGGGCAAAATCTACACCGCTATCAGGATAAAAGTTTTTAAATTCATTTTTAAAGATACTTGCAAGGGTAGACATTTTTGTTACTTGCCAATCAAACGGAAAAGAAGATTTACGCATGTAGTTTAGTGCTTGACCAACACAACACCTATGACCGAGACTTACAAAATAATCATACTCTTTATCAAACAATGAATCCTGAGGAGCTTTATAAAAATTTGGAACCACCCAACCACTATTAGACATACTATATTTTATTAATGTAGTTCGTTTAATCTATTAATAATGTCTGTAGTGGATAAACTTTTATATTTTTTTAACATTTTAACCTCTTTACAATAACCCAATTGTTGTAATGCGGATATCGTTCTTTTTTCACAGTCTGCTAGATCGTCATAAGAATAATCTCCACCTTTTACGTAAATATCTGGTTTAATTTTCATTAAGAATTTTTCACAACTTATGTCATCAAAAATAACAACCTCATCGACACACCTTAAAGCAGATAGCACTGCTGCTCTATTTTGTTCATTATTATAGGGGCGTGATTCTCCTTTTAATTCTTTTACACTCCTATCTGAATTTAAACCTACAATTAATTTATCTCCTAAAGCCTTTGCTTCATTCAAATATTGTACATGGCCGCAGTGTAGTATATCAAAACACCCATTAGTTGCTACCGTTTTCATTAAACTTTTAATGCCATATCCCACACTAATAAATGTAATCTAGGGCTAAAATTAAACCTATACCTTTTAGCTAGCTCGGCTACCATAGGAGCCTTTTCTATATGCTCCTCTCTACTACCACAACAAGGCATTAACCATACCCTACCTGTAGGTATATCAAACGGCACAACATATTTACTAAAAACTTCATCTATATCTGACTCTTCATTAATAACAAATTTAAAACCAGACCCCTGCAGGGCATGCCACTCTAATACTTCAGGTTTATATCGTCTATCTACCGGGTCACCATTATTACTCATTTTGGGGGATGTAGTAAACGTAGCTTTTACTCTCGTCCACTCTTTATCAGGTAAAATAGTAGCATTAGTTTCAAAATCTATACGAGGAACCCATCCCCATTCAACTTCAATATAATGTAACAACTTAAGTAATGCTTTTTGTTGTACTAACGGTTCACCACCAGTAATTTTCCAAATTGCACCATTGTACACATGATCTTTATACCCTTTATCTTCCATCATGGAAACAACCTCACCAAGAGTCATTCTATTTTTAACCCTCCAGGAAATAAAACTATCACAACCGTGTGGTGAGGATTCTGAGGCAAATCCCTGACATGTTAAATTACACATCGAAAGCCGCATAAACACAGAGGGGTACCCTACAAGCTCACCTTCTCCTTCTACAGTATAAAATATTTTATCATCAGACAAATAAATTGTTTCTTGACTATCACTCATATCGTTAATAATATTTACAACAAACGGGTTATCAAGATTAAATAATAATATGGCAACAAAACGTTCGCGGTTAGCCGCGGTTTTCGAGTCGGAACAGTTACATACATCAGATTTACACGGTAACTGGGATTTAAACTTTAATGTTAAAAATAAATTTGATTTTACACAAAATCAAAAAAAGTTTATATTAACTCTTCTAGCTGAAGATACTAAAATTGTTTTTGCTGACGGGTTTGCAGGTACTGCAAAAACATATTTATCTGTTTTCGGGGGTCTAACTCTTTTAGCAGCAAATAAAATGGAACAAATAATATATTTGAGAAGTGTTGTGGAGTCTGCTAATCAAAAAATCGGACATTTACCGGGGATGCTTGAAGAAAAATTCGCCCCTTATTCTCTCCCATTAATTGATAAGTTAGATGAATTAGTAACCAAAACAACGGCTAATTCTTTGTTTAAAAAAGAGTATATTAAATGTTTACCTGTAAATTTTACCAGAGGATTAACATTTAATAAGTCGGTGGTTATAATTGATGAAGCTCAAAATCTTACTAAGCAAGAGTTAATTACAATATTAACTAGATTCGGTCAAGGTTCAAGATATGTGGTAATAGGGGATTCAAACCAATCTGATATTAACGGTAAATCAGGTTTTTCTCCAATAATAAAAGCATTTGACAATGACATAAGTAAAGACCAAGGTATATCGACATTTTATTTTGGAAGTGATGATATAGTTAGAAGTAAAATATTAAAACACATTGTTCATGTATTATCTGATGTTTGATCTTTTTGGTCTTTTTGAATTTTTAAGAGCTCTTTAACAGCATCTTCCGGGGATACTATATTAGCGTCCGGGTGATCTGTACCCGTGTCAAACGGCTTTCCTATTTCAGCCATTTTTGAGAAAACATCCGCTGCTAATTTAGCAATAATTGGATCTTTTTCTCTTTCAATCATTAACCCCTTTTAGGTGCATAAGGATCACCTGGTTTGTCTGACCCCCAGCTAGTACCAGCAAATGGATCACCCATGTCATGCGATACAGGAGCTGCTCCAATTCTTGCACCCACACTTCTTGTTCTTTTAGCACCAGGTAAGTTACGTTGAGCTTCATCATCTTTTGCTTGCTGATCTTTTGCTTGATCGCCAAACCGCGCGTCTGGTGTTGGTTCAACAGGAGCTTCTTTTTTAGCATCAATAGGGTCGTTAGCTTCGCCTAATTCATGTACCGGTGTGGATTTTACAAAATCTTTAGGATTTTGTTGTGGTCCGCATTGTTCTGCCTCTCTATACGCATCCCAATCAACATCTTCGGATTTGTAGTTATCAAATCTCATAGTTTGGGTAACTATCCTAGTAAATACAGCACTATTATCTTCATGCTCAAAGACTTCAACCTTTTCAACCCAACATCTATCATTAGTAGCTGCTTTAATAAAAAAGTCTGCAGTATCGTAGCACCACTCAGCAATTCTTTCAACACCAGTACCATTTGACATTACTCTTAAATCACATGCACCGGCTTTTTCTAATTCTTTAAAAACGGGTAATGCTGGATCATCTGCTGCAATACAAGTTGTGTGATCAAATTGATTTCTTAATTTTTCTTTAAGACCTTTTAACCCACCAAAATCTACCACCCAATTATGTTCGTCTAGTTCGTTAGCGCTAAACCAAAATTTAGCTGTAAGTCTGTAACCGTGTAAAAATCTACAATGTGAATGATTAGCTTTTGGTTGCCTAAAAGCACAGCTACCCAATTCAATAACTTTAGTACTCTGAAATTTCATATCCCTATTATAAATTAAGTTCTAAATAAGTCAACTTAAAGAGCGCTTAATTCTCGAGCTAAAGGTGTGTCACCATATTCATCTTGATCATCATCTAACTCTTGAAACTTATCTGAAGCTTCTTCTTCTTCAGAATGGGGTCTGTAAGTGTTGCATTCACATATTCGTTGACCTCTAACGTTGTCAGCAAAA